CCCAGGGGGACTCGTCACAGGAGGAACAAACCGTGCGGAAACGGACTCGGCTACATTCGTCGACCTACGATGATCGCTGGATTGTCGTCCCTAAAGACGGCAGCCCCAGCTATCAGGTGTTAGGTCAACACGGGACTGTTAGGGATCGTGAAGAGACGTTCTGGGATGATGTCGGTAAATACCCACCTAGGGTACCCGGTTCTCCTCCCATTATACGTCCCTGTCACCATGAGCAGATCTGGCTTGCCGGATCTTCTCACTCGCCCAATACAGAAGACGCCTACGCTGTCTACATTCATAACTCACCGTTCACTCGAACGGATGATATGAATACGACATTAGTTCGTGGAGCGTTTCTTTTCCCGAATGCTGAGTTCCCGTATCATCCTGAAGTTGATTGGCCCGCCCCAATAGCAAGTGCTTTGCGGGGTTTGGTTACATCGGCTTCTAGGACTTGGGAACCTGTCGCTGAGAGTTTTTCTCTCGCGAATGACCTTCTTGAGTGGCGGGAAACCGCAGAGATGATGAGTAATCTCTCCTTCAAAGCCAAAAGCATTTCGAAGGCGCTCTCTGATAGTCAGAAGCGGTGGAAGACTTCAAGCGACGGAACTGTTAACGCGTTCTTGGCGTGGAACTTTGGAGTTGCACCCCTGATCTCGGATATACAGTCCCTTGCTGCAGCCTACTATCGTCTGAGGACTCGCCTTAGATTCCTTAAGAGGATCAAAGGTAAGTGTGTCACGTTACACACTACTCAGACTCTCGCGATTGCTGACGGTTCCCCCCCGAGCGGGTGGGGTACGATCGATTGGCAGGTGCGAGAAGGTATGCGTAACCAGACTTATCGGTTTGTTATCGGCGCCAGGGTGTTCTCTGATCTACAAGGATTGGACGACGCTTCGGCGTATATACGAGCTTTCGGAGCCTACGCAGGCTTCGATAAGCCGCTCAAGATCGCGTGGAACGCGATCCCGTACAGCTTCCTCATTGACTGGTCCTTTAACGTAGGTCAGTCACTCGAAGGGTTTCGAGTTCCGACATTCGATGGGACTTGGTCAATTGAGGATCCTTGGTGGTCATGTACTTTCAATGGTGCTTACCATTGGTCGTTGATGATACCAATTAGCCCGGGGTCTAGAGCCGTCACTGAGTACTGCTTGTACTCGTGTAAGGCTTACACGCGTCGTCTCGGTCTCCTCCAGACTCCAAACCCGCCTTGGAGTACCCTACAGCAACTGTTGTTTGGGGCCCTCGCTTACCAACGTGCTAGGAACAGTAGATATCAGATATCACCGTTCCAAAGCTCACTGGATTAACATATGGCTATGCCACATGAGCGTCTACCCCTGCGTTAACAGCGCACATTCCAGGACGGTGTCCTGAAAATTTCCGGAGGTTCTATGCTTGCTTCTAGTCTGACACTTCACAACGCTGCCGCTGCGGCCAAGACTTTCACCCTGAATTTTCAGCAGGGTCAGGAGTCCCGCCGCATCGACACGTCCGCTCCCCTACGGTCCCTGCGGATCCAGCACCAGGTAGCCGGAAAGGCTAACGCGCGAACCAATCGCCACAATGCAACTCTTTCTCAGAGTTACACTGATGCGAACGGTATCGTGCAGCAGACTTCCGTCTCCTTCACGCTGTCCATCTCGCAGGATCCCACGGCTGCGGCATACGCTGCCGATCTCGTCGCGATGATGGTCGACTTTGTCACCACCTCGGGCGTGATTGCCGCGTTGGAGCTCGGGGAGAGCTAAAAGGAAGACAACGAAGACACTTCCTTCTCCCACTCTAGTGTGAGGCGTCTCTTGGGCGTTTCCTAATTCACGAAAGCGGTAGCACCGCTGCTAGGCCACCAACGTATGTGAGCAAGCCCCCGAAGGGGTAAAAAGTCTTGCGTACGTTCGCTGGTTATGCTACACGAATAGGATTTACTGGGATAGCTTTCCCAGACGCCCTGACTGTCAGGGGCAAGCTTCTGGACATGGAGAGATTGCCATGCGCAACTCGGAAGAGCCTCTTGGCCGCAGTGATGCGGTCAAGCTCCTCTCTTACCTGATCACCGTTGTTTCACTCCTCTGTGACTCTCCACTTTTCGAAGCAGATAGAGATATCTGCACCCTCGAAAAGCGGGTCCAGTGTGAAGGTCTCGGGTTCTTGACAAAGACCCTTCCTTCCCTAAGGAAGGCGATCGATGAAAGTTTCGAGACCGGTGTCCTGAAAGTTCCTCGTGGCTTCGCCACTTCTCGGAACTCTAAGATACCCGTATTTCTACGCGGGATCCTACGACACGTTTACACTGAGGATGGTGTGCTTCGCCAGCTCACTCCTGAGCTAATTGAAGCAGTCCGTGGGTTGCGTCAGATCCTTGAGCTCTTTTATAAGCTCGAGGTCGGGTACTCCGATAAGACGGTGGATGCTTTCATCAGGTCCTTCGTCGAAGTAGACGCAAGTTTGCCAGAAGTGGGCGATCTCGCCCATTCAGAGGCTACTTTAATTGCCTCTCAGCTCCTCGAGGAGCTACTGGCTGATTTTAACCCTATGGATATCGTGCCTGGGCACGGCCCGGGGGCGGTCGCCACCGGGGAAAGGTTGGCGGATAAGTGGGTCTTTAGTCGGATCTACAAGTCTATAGACTCGATGTACCCCTTTGAGCAGTACTACTGTTCGAGCGGATTCAGCGAGCTTGCCGACCGTCGAGAGTGGGCTAATGGCCTCAAGTGGGTGGACGAACCAGTCGCCCGCGTGGTCCTTGTCCCTAAGGACTCTCGAGGACCGAGGATTATCTCTGAGGAACCATTGGAGGTCCAGTGGATCCAGCAGGGGATAAAGAACGAGCTCTACGCGTACGTAGAGAACCACCCCTTGACTAGGGGTAAGGTTAACTTCACAGATCAGCGTGTTAATGGGAGGCTTGCGTTGCAGAGCTCCGTTTCTAAGGAGTTCGCGACGCTTGATCTCAAAGATGCGTCGGATCGTGTGAGTCTCGCTCTTCTCGACTTGCTCTTCCCAGAGCACATAGTCGAAGCTTGCAAGGCTACTCGTTCCGCGTCTACAAACCTCCCAAGTGGGATCAACGTCCGGTTGCGTAAGTACGCTTCGATGGGGAGCGCTCTGTGCTTTCCGATTGAGGCCCTGACGTTCTGGGCGCTCGCGCTTGGCGTTTTGAACGCCGTTTCCCCGGGTATTAACAGCTTGAAGACGCATGGGGTATACGTCTATGGGGATGACTTGATTGTCCCCACGGAGCTTGTCCCCCAACTTATGGCTGAATTCGAGGGCCTCGGCCTTCGGTTTTCTAGTCATAAGTGTTACTTCAGGGGCTCCTTCCGGGAGTCTTGTGGAGTTGATGCGTTGTATGGCGTTGACATCACACCCGTACGGGTTAAGCATTTCCCGTGCGAGGATCAGGCAAAACCACCATTGAGTAGTTTGGTGCCTCACTTGGACTCCTTGAGTTACGGCCTCTGGTCAAGAG